AGATCGACAGACGGCACTTCGCACATGGCGTAAGCCATGGCAAAGGTCATCTCGATGTGGTTCCCATCGCCCGGCGTGTTTGCGCCACCCGAGCCGCCGTTGCCGGTAAACGCAATCGCAGCGCCGCCAAGAGTGGCGGAAATAGTGCAAGTGCCAAGGGTAGGACGGGTTTTGATGTAATAAACTGTTCCGTCAGTAATTGCAGCATCAAGATTAGCGGTGCCCTTTTCCGTGAAAGTTACAGGGTCGTTGACACGAAAATCGGAATTAGGAGGAATTGAGAGAACGGAAGTCGTGGCAGGACTGACGGGAGCGGGGAAATCGGTCTTGTCAAGCAAGCAGGCCAAAGTGCCTGGAGGCTTCATCGTGATCATGCCATCTTGGCCGGTCAGGACCGAAACGGGACCGCAGTTGGTAACGGGCATCAGAGATTCCGGCCCGTGGCCGGCATAGGGCTTCAGCGCTCAGTCTAGGGCAATCGTGCCCCCGTAGCCAATCGCGGCTTGTGGCGGGCCACCAGGGGCATCGAGAAGCGAGTAAAATGGTGCGAGCGGTCCTGTAGTTGCGCCTGGGTTGGCCCAGTGACCGGCCCGACGCGAGCGATGATCTCCTGTGTTGCCGGCGGGATAGGGCCATTCAATGCTGACAGCGCTTCGATGATTGGCGCCGCAATTTGCATCCCCCGGCCAGGGCCAATGCCTTTACGGGTAAAGATTTCGCATATAACCGAACCGCGAATGTGCCACTGAGCCTGGGCACCAATGACGGGCGCCTGTATTAGGCCAAAGTTTACGCGCACAAAGCAGTATTCGTCTAATGCCTCAAAATCTACCGCTGTTTGATTTTCGGCGTAAACCGGCACGGGGGCGGCGTTGTCAATGACAATGCGCTCATAGATGCCACGAATCTGCTGAAGTGGAGCTGCCATGGCGAGGTTCAGTTAAAACGTGGACGATTGACAGGAACAAGAAAGCCAGCCTTGGCGCCCTTGTTGAAGGCAGCGGTAAACGCACCCCCTTCCATGTAGGTAGTGTACCAGTCCAACGGAGCAGTAGAGCGATTATTGCCGCGCCCCTGGTCAATCTTGCCCCTAATGTTATCTTGCCGCCTTCCCCTTGCGACAACGTTACCTTGCGGTTCAAAGCCTGGATAGAAAAACTTGCCAGGGATAAGATCCATCGCCTCTTGCGCGTAAGGCGAAGAGTTGCCAATGAATAGCTCAACCTTGCCAGCGCTTATTGGCTTGGCTGCAGTAAACTGGCCTTTAGCATTTCGACCTTGCGCTTTAAGTTGCGGGATATTGAACAAGCTGTACTTACCTCCTTCGCCACCTGGCCGGCCTCTTTTGCCGTCCGCAGTTTCAACAAACCAGTTTCCCTTAAATTCTCCGCTCCAGTCTGGACTAGCAGCAGCCAGATCATTGACAACTTCCTTTGCGGCATTGCGCAAAGCGTTAATTGCAGCGTCTCTAACATCTTCGGCCATTTTTTCAATGCCGAATCCCTTGCCTTTCTTGACCGGCTTTTTGCGTCGTGCCATTATTCTGCTCTTGCCGTGATCCTGGAAGCGTACATGGTAAATTTTTCTATTCCGCCTTCTATGCCTTGCGTGATGAACGGCTTGCCGTCAAGCGTAGCAATCACTTTGCCGTCTAATGAAGTTAGATAAACTGGCCCGACAGGTTTGCCGTCACTGCCACTGCCGTAACTTGCGACTTCAGTTACCTTCCACTTGCGGCCAAGGTACTCCAGTCGATCACTGGAAGTAATTGGCCAAGGTACTGTTTTATGGTCAACCCATGCCTCGACTTCATGCCCCTGCTGCACGCCATTGCGCTCCGCTTTTTTTGAGCGCATTACAGCGCCAGCAACGTTAAATCTGGTTTCAATGCTGGGTACGTTTCCCGCTACTTCATCGTAAGCGCCAAAACTTACCTTGACGTAAACAAGTGACTGGCACCTGTACTTGCCTATCATTTTCTCGGCAAGTGGCCCTGCCCATACGTCTTGCGGAGCAGCCATTTACCCTCGGAACATTGGAATAATGGTCTGATTCTGCCGATCAATCCAGCAACCGATTAAATCAATCAACCATGGATACAAGCGCAATACAGTTGGCGAATTACTGCCAACGCGCTTGTCCCTTGGAAGCACTTTTGCGACAAGACTGGGATCGAAAAATTCCTGCTCAAATACATCGAACTTTTCGCGCTTGACGGCTTGGGCTGGAAGTTGATTAGCAGCGCCAAAAACTGCTGTGCTATCACTGAATAGCACAAATGCAAGCTCCGATGCCGCAGCGATATAGCTTGCGGTCAGCGCTTTACCGCAGCACGTTGCCTCGTCAGTACACCACCGCAAAGTGCGCAACGCATCTTGGGCAGACTTAAGCGCCTGCCCTTTTTGCGTTGCAGTCAATGCCGCCCAGTCATCCGCCTTGAGCGTGCCGGCCATGTAGGTGTCTACATCAGCTACCACGATCAGCGCAGGAGGCGTGCAGTTGCACGCTGGCTCGCTGCTGACTGCGGCATACGAATAAGGATTGGCCAGGCGATGCCACGGCCACCAGCGCGTCTGCATGGCGCCTCAGACCGCGACAACGCGCCAGGCGGTGCCGTTGTACCAGACCTTGGCGCTGGCGCTACCGCCGGCCACAGGCGCGGAGCCCACGGTAGGAGAAGTAAGCCCGGTCAAGACGCGCTCCATGCCCAGCACGGGCGAAGAGGGCAGGGTGGCGACGGTGAAGGTCTTGCCGAAATTGATCGTATTGAAGGTAGCCATCGAGAGACGATGCGGGGCCAGGCCCCAGCATAGCCCAGATCGACCATGAAAAAGCCCCCAGGACTATCACATCCTGGAGGCTCGACAGGCAACCAGAGGGAGCCGCCCCCACGGCTCGGGTCAGATCATACCATCAAAGGTCAGATCGTGCCCCCATAGGGCGAATTGACAACCAGGCGCACAAGCGGAATCAAGCGCGGCTCAGTGTAAGCAAGCGCAAAGTTTGAGCCAGTCGCAAGCGCAGCGTTTGTCGGGTTGTCAGTGGCAGCGCTCCAGCTCGTACCAGGAACGTGGAAACTGTGGTGGTAATCCACAATAATTCCGTCCTGCTTGGAAGGTGCATTGCGATCGGTTTCGATCTCAAGCGGAGTTTGATCGCCTTCCAAGATAACGCCTTCACCGCAAAGGTAAGTGACAAATTGCCGCTGCTGGCCACTGGTGCCAATGATCGGCAGTTGGTCATCCACGACAACATTGAGGTTGTAAGCGTTACCAATCAGCAAGCGCTTGTTAATGCCCTTACGGTCGGCATCGTAAGTAAGGAAACCCAACTCTTCAAGGTACGCTTGAACAAGCGAGTGCATGAAGATCGTGGTAACCTGATCCTGCCGCTCACCCAGTTTGTAGCGGGCTTCGATGACGTTCTGAGGAGTCAGGTAGTTGGCGATAGTGGCGCCAGTGGTGACAGCCTTGTTGAGGCTGTTCGTAGCATTGAGCGGTCCGCCAGTGCCAAGCAAGCCTTCCAACTGGGAGATCATCTTGCGCGTCTTGAGCTTGTTGATAGCAGGCTCAAGCATCGAACCAAGCGCGAGCAAGGGATCCTCGCCGCTTGCAAGCCGACTCAATTTGTCAACGGCGTAAGCAAAACCACGATGAGTAATGGTGGCGTACTGCGTGCCGCTCAGGATCTTCTGGAACGAAAAGTGCCCCTCACCAGACTGCCCCCAGTCGTTACCGGAAGTCATGGTTTCTTCCACCGGATCAATCGGGCGGAAGAATGGCGCTTCAACGCGAACGCCGGTCGTGTTGACAAGCAGCTCGCTGCTTCTGGCAAGAATGCCAGATCGGACCATCAGAGATTTTTCGTAAATCTCTTGTTGCAAATAAGAAGCAAACTCGCCAGATGTAGCGAGTCTCGTAAGACTGGTAACGTCACCAGCAAAGGTGCCGCCCAAGTTGCCAAGGTAAGCCACTGAATAAAAAGCAAGGTTTGTGTTTGGTCAGCACGACCGCGCAGCAGCGATGCTTTTGCCAGTGGCTTGGCGCTGCCTTACCCCTGGCTGCGAGCAGCAGCGCTCGCTTCGGCCTTCAGCTTAGCAGCCAATTCACGATCACTTGCCTCCAGGGCAATGCGATCTGTCACCCTGCCGCCAGGAAGGTACGGGTTGCCTGCAGCAGCGGCAGGCTCACCCGTAGCCGGCCTTGAGCCCATGCCGCCAGCGCCGCCCTTGGGCCTAAACAGATAGGCGTGCTCAGGGTCTTTCCGCAGCCTGCCGGCAAGTTCTGCGACAGTGCCTTTTTGGCCTCCAACAGTAGCGGCGGTCTTGCCGTTATCGTCAACAATTAACGAATTAAGCAAACCCCATACGTGATCAGGCTGGAAAACTTCGGCAGGGTTAAACACGGCCAGGAAGTCAGCGCGCAAACGATCCTGAACGCGCTCCTCTTCCACCTTTGCTCTTGCCGCTCTTTCCTCGTCCCGCTCTTTCCGCAGCGTTTCTTTTTCGTCTTCAGATTGCTTCAGCAGCTCTTGGTATCTCTGTTGGTCTTCCAACTCTTTTTTCTTGCGAGCTGCCTCTTGATCTTCCAGCTCCTTAAGTCGATCAGCTTGCTTTTTCTTTTCGGCCAGAATTGTGTCCTTGTTGGCGTCTAATGCGTTAAGTCGCTGCTTAAGCTCGTCTGCTTCAGCGGCTCTGGCCTGCAGTGCGGCAATTTCGTCTGGTGTAAGCGACATGATCGGGGCTTGGTGGATGCGCTACAGTGTAGCGTGTAACTGATCAAAAGCACCCATGGCAACTCCAGACCCTAAAGCCACAGTCGCCACACCAGCCAAGCCGCCTGTTGCGCCAGCGCCGCCTGTTGCACCGGACGACGAACTGGTTGAAGCTGAAGCTGCACCCATGGTTGAAACCGTCAACATTAGCGGTCTGGTCATGGAGAAGACCGTCACGCTCGATGGCGAATGCGAAACCAGGGTTATCAGGCAGCCAATGATTGCGGCTGAGCAAATTCGGGCAACCAAAGCCTCTCAGCGTGAGCGCGGACACTGATCGCAGTGTTAGCACGACAGCCCCCAGGTTGCCGGATCGCGCAGCTTGGGGGCTTTTTAGTGTGCCTACGCACTGGCAAGCGGGCGCGTGCCGGCTTGATTTGCGTTTTGCATTTCCTGTTGCTTCATCATTGCCTCTTCCTTTGCTTTTTTGATTTTCTTGACAGCTTCGCCAAGATCCTTCAGGTCTACGTCTTCCGGTATCCACTCGCCTTGGAACAAAATGCGAAGCAGTAATTCTGTCGTAATCTGTCCCTTTTCCTCCAGATCACTTAGCACGCTTACATCTTGGCCAAGCAAGCGGTAGAAGTCAAAGTCTTTATCGACCACAACTTTAGGCGGTTCAACGTTTCTGTATTCTGCGGCCATCCTAAAGGCTTCATTTAAGCCTGACTCAAGCTCCATCGCGGCAACCGCCAGCACGCAATTAGCCTGCTGATGGTCGATGCGTTTTGCATCGGCACTTTCTGCGACGAATTTTTGGCCCAGCAGCTTAGTAACGCCAAGATGCGAGATTTCGTTTTCTAGGCGATCCAGTAATTCCGCTTGCGCCGTAAAGGAACCCGCGTCACATTCGACCCAATACGCCTTGGAGCCGATGCTCATCTTAATGGCGTAGTTCTGGCCCGTAACACCTTCTGCGCCATCGTATTCTTCAAGCACTAGCAAGCCGATGGCGGCAATGTGCAGCGAATGCAGTAAGTCGGCCAGTCGCCTGTAATGCGCAATGTTAAGGTGAGCCACGTCAGACAGTGGCGGAGAGGCACACAAGTAACCTTCTTTTTCCGTGTATATGTTCACGAGTGGAACATAGTTAAGCAAAAACTCTCCAAACTCACCCGTGCTTTTGTTTGCTTCCCTTATTTCGTAGGCCCCTGGCACGATGACGCGAGCGATGGCGACATACTTCTCTCCGTAAGTGCCATCATTGACTTTGCGCTCCTCTTGATAGCGAAACATATCTAGCTTTGCGCCGGGGCTATCGCTTTCTCGCCGGCTGCCTAAATACTGCCACGGATCAACCGGCACAAAATAAGGGCGCAGCGGATCAATTTCGTCTACACCGGATACTGCAACCCGTCTTTCTGCGTCAACAATTATGGACGACATACCATAAGTCAGCGCAACCTCTAATCGTTTTTTAGCAAACTGATCCAAGGAAGTGCCGTCGCCATCGACATTCTTCCTAAACTCGTTCTCCCAATATGGGTCGCCACCTTCCAGCCTGATGCGCCTGCGAAGTACCATGCCAGCAGCATTGCTGATCAACCGTTTAACGAATGGCGCCAAAACAGATAAATTGACGCGAGCCTCCCACGGGTCATAATTACTACCATCTACCGAATTTTCCCTAGGCTCACGCGGCAAGTAAACTTCAGCGTTTGCATGTAAATACTCGGTGCCCATGGTAACGGCACGCATGATCTCCCATTTTTGGCGCATCTGCACTACTGTACTGTCCATGAAAAATGGACTTTCCTTGTCTACATAATTTGGAAGTGATATTAGTGCCCTTGCAGTGTTCATCGCGGCAATGCGTTTGCTCCTAGTCTAGCCTGCCGGCTCCAAAAAGCATGAGCTACAGTCAGCCAGTAAGATCGAGCCGGCGTGACCGTAGCAACTGCCCCAACAGGATTACGCCAAAGCGGCGACTTCCTGGCCGGCAGGAATCAACTGTCCCTGCGGCCAATACAGGGGCGAATTTTTAACGATCGGCGCCGCTTTCGTGTTGTTCTTGCTGGCCGAAGAGGAGGCAAGACAGTGCTTGGCGGCGTTGAACTACTGCGCGGCGCAGCAGAGCGGAAAGGGGTTTACTATTACGTTGCCCCAACCTATCGAATGGCAAAAGATATTGCGTGGGATACTTACAAGGCTATCATTCCAGAGCGTTGGATAAGAAAGAAAAACGAATCCAATTTGCGCATTGACCTAATTAACGGTTCTGTCATTTACCTCAAGGGATCGGAAGACCCAGACGCATTGCGTGGCCCTGCGCTATCTGGCGTCGTGCTTGACGAATGCGCGTTTCAGCAGGAATATACATGGCGTTCTGTTATTCGCCCTGCACTGTCGGACCGTGGCGGTTGGGCGTTGTTTACCACCACGCCATCGCCAGAGGGTACTGCCGGATGGTTCTATGAGCTAATTCTATTACTTAAAGATGCCGACCTTGCCGATCCTGGGCTTGATCGACTCGACCCGCAGCAGTGGACGCTTTATGAGTACACTTCTTTGCAAGGCGGCAACATTCCTATCGCTGAAATCGAGGAAGCGAAAAAAACACTTGCTCCAGAAGTGTTCGAGCGTGAATATGAAGCGCAGATTCTGTCTAACACGGGATTAGTCGTGTCTTGTTTTTCAATGCTTAACATTGATTCAACTATCGAAGACGATGAAGAGTTGCCGCTCTATGTGGGCATGGACTTCAACAATGATCCGCTGACTGCTATTTGCGCTAACATTATCAAAGTAAACGGCAGGGCTGTGGAACTGCGCGTGTTTAATGAGCTTAACTTAAAAGGCGCTACAACGTGGGACATGGCTGAAGTGCTAATTGATCTTTATGGCGAAAATCGTCGCATTATTGCTTGCCCAGATCCGACCGGCAAACGCAAGCAGACTTCAGGTGTCGGCGTAAGCGATCACCAGATTCTGCGCAAAGCTGGCATCACTGTGTACGCTCCAGAAGTACCGTACAATACTGCTGATGGCATTCGCGCAGCCAATGCAGCATTGCGCACTGCTGACGGAGAAGTGCATACCAAAATCCACCCGCGCTGCCGTGAGTTAATTAAATCATTCCGCACGCTTGGCTACGCTGAAGGTACTAGAATGCCAAACAAGAAACTTGGCGTCGATCATGCGTTCGACGCCTTCAAGTATTTGTGCCTGGGTAAGTTCAACCTAGCAAAAGGAGAGTCTGGCGTAATCACGAATCACAGAATCTACTAATTGTCTATATTTTGTCATTTTCCGTCGATTCTGCCGGCAGTAGTCGAGCAACTGGCCCCCGCCTCGGCCAGGAAAACCTCCAGCCTTCGACATCCTGCTCAGGCGGTTGTATCGTATGCCATAATTTCTTGCAGCATTTACAACGGCGCCGCCTTACGCGGCTGCCGCATACCATGTAGCGCGTTTCGACAACAGTTACGTCAAGCGAGCCGCAACTGAGATCGGGGCACTTGATTCTATTGTTACGACCGCCCATCAGTGGCACTCAGCATCAAGGCCAACGCGATAGCCTTTGGAGTGGAAAAGATTTTGAAGTTCGTCTACAAACGAGTCCAAGTCTTTCTCGGGTCCATGGTTATCGCAATAAAGTTCAGCGTCGTAGATAGTCAGTTCCATCGAATCCCTGCCTTCCAGGGGCTTGCGCTGCCGTGCGTCAATCCAAATAACATAATTAAACAATTCAGCCTCTTGGCAAGCGTCAAATTCATCGCGTCTTCGCATTCCTACATACATATCATACCCGCGACGAAGCATCGTATTGGCGGTTCTTGTTTTGTCAGGAGTGTTATACGCTGAAATCAAATCTGCCCATGTTTTTCGATGGTTTACCCGATCAGCGAACATTTCATCGAATGTGCTATAGCGCTGGCAACCCCAAGTGGGCCAAATACATTCTTGTCCGACAAAAAGTGAAGAAGAAGTAAACGCCAGGCCCATTCTGTCGCGGATTTTTTCGGCAAGGGTGTCTTTGCCGTGGCGAGCGTGACCAATGATTAACAATTTAGGCTTGCGCTTGTTTGTCATGGCCCTATCCTTTTGATGCAGTAACGGTTGCATTGTTATTGTACCTACCAGTAGTAGCATAGCATCGCTTAGGGATCGCATCCATGCGCGAAAACTTCATTTGACCGATCTTGAGCCCCGGCCAAATGCCAATCTTGTGAAGCTGGCGCACATTCTTAAGCTCAAGCGTAAGGCGTGAGCCGTGCCAGCCTGGATCAGCGAACCCGGCCATAAGATGCTGCAATCCTTCCCTTGCGCGAGAAGATTTAAGAATAAATTGGCCCTCCAAATCTTGGGGCATGTTAAAAAGCGGATCGGTTTCAGCCAGGAAAAACTGTCCCGGCACAATCGGGTAAGGATTTTCTTGTGTGTACTCAGCAATCGAAAGCAGCACCATTTCCGGGCTTTCGGCTGATTCGATCATAATGTTACTGCCAAGGCGTAAATCAAGCGATGCTGGACCTAGCAGCTCAGGTTCAAACGGAACGACCATGCCATTCATGCAGCGTTCGTAAATTTGCCAGTCAGCAAGGGTGCCCATGGTGCGTTTGTAGTTGCCGGTTGCATCCTAGCACATTTGCCGGCAGGGGTATGGTAGGATGGCGCAGCCTCTCGCAGTCACCTTCATGCCAGCCTACAAGCGCGATCCTCATTTACCCTCGCCTGAGGTGTGCGACTGGCTGTTGTCCTTAAAATGGTCGAAGCCTTCAACTGTCAAAGTGATAGCCGATGATGGCCGTAGCGAGATTTGTGACTGCTGCCATGCCATGACTGCGCTAGGCAGAGACGAGTGCGTTGACGTTGTGCTGCCGGCGGACGGAATCAGGACGCTACAGGAAGATGCAACGAAGAGGCAGGAAGCCAAGGACCCTGACGAAACAAGTGAACTTAAAGCGTTTTGTGACAAAGTTGAAGACTTGATTGGCGAAAGCAGCTTAAACGTTGCGGAAACAGTGGGCACGCTTTATTTGATTTGTACAAGACTCGCTACTGCTTCACTGATCAGCGACGATTGACTGTCATGGAACGCCCACGCGACTACACGATGGTTAAGCACAACGGCCAACCCGGCTGGAAGCTGCCATATTCCTACAAGCTGCTGCCTTCTGGCGGTCGCGTAGTTGTCGTGGACCCTGAAGGCATTACGCGACTTGTCAGCCGGGAAGCATTGACACTGCATTGAGCGTGCTATGATTGATGGGCAACCAGCCAATGGCCCGCCATGAACAAAGCCTCAGCAACAAATTCGCCCGAACTGGGCAAAACCGAAAAAATGCTGCTTATAGCAAAGAATTACTGGGATTACACGGCTCAGCCGATTGTTTTTGTAGCGCCAACAATGGTAATAGCCGCAGATATTCGGAATCGCTTTTTTGGGCTGATGGAGCCCCACGTGGTTGTACTACAAAACCCTCGCAGAGTGCGCTGCCTTTCGCTTCACGAGTCCGATGGGCTAAAAAGCCTCAGTGGCACGCGAAATACTGCTTTTTTCTTTGATCACACCTGTCTTGAGCGCAGCGACTTACTTGAGGCCGCAGGAAAACTGGTCAACGCAATTTGGGAAAACAGGTTTGGGGAAGTCGTGACCCCTTGCATTGCCGAACGTGTGCCTTGCCCGTGGGGGAGGGAAGATGGCCCCGAAGCATTTATTGCTGCTACCAAGGGAGAAGCCGAGAAGCCTGCTTTTTGCGAAAAATCTATACTTTTCCTTGAGCCGCAAGACTCTATCACAGCAACGCGAGTGCGCGAAATTCACGACATTCACGACATTCTTGCAAAGCAGTTTGAAGCTCGCATGCAATCAAGGCACATGCAATCAGGGCTTACAAGCGTGAGCACGGCCAAGCCTCCGATCGGCCTAAAGCCTCGGCGCGAAGTCGACAAGCTGCGAATTAACGACATTCTTGCGGCGATGTCTGCGAGCAATGCTACCGATAAAGCTATTCCAGAAGAATGGATGGACGAATTGAGTGATCTTGTTTGGCGTGAGCGTGATAGGCTTGGGGCTAAAACTAAAGATTAAACTTCCGTCCTTTGTTTATGCGCTGGCCTAAGTGCTGGCGCATTTTTGTGTGCAGGTATATTTTGGTGGAATTGGGGTTAGTATATTATTTTGGGAGAATTGGAGGATTGGATGGAGAGGGTATAGGCACCCCCTCCCCGCCATACGAAAACCGCAACCCTCCCCCGGTGCGTATAAAAAATAGGAGGAGGGTTGCAGCGTGATCAGTAGCGCGGTAAAGCAAAGGTGAGGATAGCGGCGCCGGGATGCTTCCATTGGTAGCCTTCTCCTATCGAGTCTGTTCTAGCCTTGCTACCGTTTAATCCTGCTACCTTGCGTAGCGCGGTGATAACTTGCCTATCGGTAAGGTGATCAGGAAGAGTAACCTCTTCCCTGCGAACCCAGCAATAGTTGCCAGACCATCCAATGCCATCGTGGATAGCGTCAGTGGTTTCAACGTCCCAAACAGTTGTGTTAGCCACAAGGAGCGGTGCGGTGGTTTGCTCTCTTACTATAGGGTCGGATGCTACGCTCGCCATCTGACCCGTAACACTTTGTAAGGTGGTTCAACGCGAACCGACTAACCTAGCCTCGCCAGACGGCAGCATCCTGTAGTGTGTTCTCTTGTGCCCGTACTTTAATTCTAAATTATTGTAGATCACGCAAGCGTCCTCTGTTGATGGCCCACTAGACAGAACGCTAGGTCTAAAATAACGTGAGATGCGGCATTGCTTAGCGTAAAGCTCGCTGAATTGTCCGCCGTGATAGTGCACGGCGAACCAGTAGTGAGCCTCAACAATAGCCCAGCGGTCAAAGCACATGACGTGTGGATGCGAGTGAACAGGACAACCCTAGCACGGGATAGCACGCTAGGGGATTGTGCGCTTAATGTTCAGTAACATCGGGAAGGGCAGGCTCTCGCGCTAGGAAGTGAGATAAATCCTCACCAATGCAATCGCTGGAAATGAAATAGCGTATTGTCGTTGCCTTTTTGTTACTGTCTACCCAAAAATGGCCGGATGGTAAAGTCTTAAGCAGAGTGTCGTCGCGCTTGTATGCTTCAGGCAAGTCTGACCAATTATCGTAGAATCTGCCATTCAACCAGTGCCCATATACTTGATTGTATGCAAGCGTAATAGTCCTAGTGTGATGCCACAAAAAGGCTATCGTGGACTTGCGCATCTCAGCCAGGCACTGATAGTTGGGCGATTGTGTTAAATTCTTCCATTCTTCCTGCATTTGTGCCATATTTTTCTGCTCCTCCTTAGCCTGGTTCCAGTCATGGGTAACGCGCCATGCCAGGGAATCCATAGCGGCGCATTGTTTGGCAAGTGTGGCAGGCATTGAATGCTCCTCTGTTGTTTGCTCCCATACAATACCACAGAATGGTACGATGGGAGCATGGGTCCTTAACACTTGTTAACAATTCCCTTTCTTCTGATAAACGACAGGCCAAGGGCGGGCCATGTGTGGCCCGCATGGAATAGCGCTACAGCGAACGTCTGGCATGTAACGAAAAACGCATCCGTCGCAGCCACTATACAAGGGCACGCGAACCCTCTCGCATTCGTCAAGGTCGGGAACATGAAGCCTAGATCGCCTGTCGTTTGCCATAAATGCCTCAGATGAATGGATGAATGCCCTAGATTCTGCCGACCCAGTGGTAAACTCCCGTTTTCCATGCTAAGGCATGGGCCAATCGCCATGCAGCTTTAACATCTTGACGGCAATCAATTAGGCGGTGATCGTTAGCGCGAACAATGACTAGCATGATGATAGATGCGGGGGGGGGAATAAGTGAATAGATACCAGGTTATTGCGACCACAGAAAACCAGCGGCCAGAATATCATGCTTAAATTCCTCTAGTAACGCTGGCAGTCTTGCCATTAGCGCAACCTTGAGGCTGGCAGGCTCCGCCATTAGGTCATCGTCTGTAGCGTCTGGCCACACTGCAGCACGCCTAGCACCGTCCAGGTCCCTCTGTTTACCCTTGGAGAGGATAGTCGGAACCCGCACAAACTTAGGCGAGCAATTCTGCAAAGCATAAAGAAACTCTAGCGCCTCCTGTTCAGTGTTGAACGGACACTCATGCCAGGCATTGGCATAGCCGCCGTAAGTAAACTTGGGTCCGTAAGTTTCACGATCTTTGTGGTCGTACCGAATAACCTCAAGGTCAAACCTGTTGCCACCGTTAAGGCTTACGCAATTTTGCAAAAATTCCGCAAAGCGGCGAGACCTTAGAACATGCTTTACGGGATTGCAGCCAAACTGCACGCAATCATTGAATGCCCACGGATCACCAGCCTTGAGTCCGTTGTGATCCCTGTCGCCAGCTAGGTAGATTGTATTGGCCAGGTAATGGCAAGGGCCATCAGTGGAAACGCCGTGCCATTTCAGCAAGTGGGAAAGTTCAGGGAAGATCGCCCGTATTTCATCGTGCATCGCTCCACCAGCGGCGATGTCGTTACAGCGCCTAGATTCTGCCGTTATCACTTCAGCGGTAGCGTGGAAAGTGTTATAGCCGTTTCTAGGATTATCCTGGAAAGATAACTTTACGGTCATCTTGCCGCCAGAGCCAAAACCCTGAATAGCCCTAGGCTGGCTGATCCATTCTTGACGGCAAAACAGGCTAGGGCTGATTCCCCATGCCACTTTCTCTCCCATCGTACCGGGTACGCCATGGATTAAAGCCTTGTGCGCTTTGAGCATTGGCCTAGGTGTGGTTGCGGTTACCATGGTTTGTAGGTGGCGTGGTTGACTTGCTTACAATAGCGCACCGATGGCACGCTCGGGGATTAGCGCTTAACAGTTAGTAACAGTGGGAGCTGACAGGGACGCATCACGCTCAGCCTTTAGCACGGCGATAGCGTGCCAGGCTTTATCAAGACTGCGGCAAGCTGCCATCGTTTTGCTGTCGGGATAATCATGGCAAAAATAGCAGCAGTACATCGGCACGCTATAGCCGCAGTACATTAAATGAATGCTAAATCTTTCATCTCCCTTAAGGTGCCAGACTTGCCCGGCAAAGTGTGCCTTGCCCATGAATGCCTCTGTGTGAATGCCTCGCTACAATAGCGCATGAATGGCACGCTTGGACATGAATGCGCAACACTTAGTCGCATGAATGGCCGTCTCACCTGAGACTCATTGCGCCGCAAGGGTTCTCATTAAGCCTTGGCTTGAGTCTCGACTGTCTCAGCCTTGAGATCGGCGCCAGTCTCGCCCGAGACAGGCTGGGAATCGCCGGCAGGAAGGGTGCCGGGCTGCTCGATCGAGACGGTCAACACGAGGTCTTCCTCTGCCAGGCCGGCGCTTTCCCGCAGTTCCCCGGCGATCTCCCCGGCACGCTCCAGCAGCTTGGCTGCAGCGCCGTACTGGCCGGACCGCAGAGCCCCCTGAATGGCCCTTGAGCGGGTCGCGGCGACCATGGCCCGCCGTAGCTCTGGCGGGGCCGACTCAGCGGCGCACAGGGCAGCCTCAGCCTTCCGCTGAGCACGGGAGATCAGCGCGGGCCGGGCATTTGGATGCTTGGCACGTAGGCGCCAATTAACTTGAATGGGCAAATAGCCGCTTGAATAGTAAGCGAACGCTTGTTGAGCGAGTGTATCAATATCGGGCTCTTGCGGCTTATCGCTTTGATCCCATGATGCCTGCCAAGCATTATGCGTGCGCAACAAACGCTCACTATCTGGCCGGCAGTGAACGGGGATGGCATTAACTTCAATCGCTGAATCGTCCATTTGCTGGCGCTATCTGCTCGCACAATACAGTAGCGCTCCTTAATTGCTCGCGCTTTTATCGGCCGGCAAGGGATGAATGGGGCATAGGCTCAGCTAATAACCGCCTGGAGTTAAGAACATTGGCGCTAGTGGTGTAAAAGCCCTGTCCTGACCGGCAGGGAGGAGGGTAGTTATAGATATAAAACAAGCTCTATGCGCTTTTTTTTTTGGTATAGTGTTGATACCGTTTTAAGATTTCCTTCCCCCCTCCTCTCCCATTTTTTTCTAGGAGCTTCATGTTTAAAACACAACAGGCCACGAGACTCATTCCGCCGGAAGGCTTTAACATGAGTGAAATACATGTTTCGGCCATGTTTTTTTTAACGACATAGCTGTAACCTGTTGCAGCGCAAGGCTTTTCGGCAAGACGAAAAATGTCGAGTTTCTCACCATTCTTAAGTGAGACGACAAAACGGCCATAAGCCAGCCTGATCAGTCCCAACCTGAGACGGCAGCGAGATTGGTGGGATTGTCTTGTGGATCTCATGGCCGTCTTGGGTTGAGACTGGGCTAGCGTGCTATTTCAGGGGTCGTGGTTCCGGCCCGTGTACTTCGATCGCCCAATTTCGACCCCATATATACGCCGCCCAATGCCAGAGACATTTACCGTGACCAGGCTTTAATCCAGCGGTTGAAGCTCTGCCGCAGACAGTACAAGGCTGCTGAGGTTTGCCCATGTGATAATCCGGCTATCTGCCGGTCGAAAGGTGGATGGTGTTGAGTGTTAGCTGATCTTTCCCTTGCCGGCTATTCCCCGAGAATTACATGCTGGTTGCCGGCGATCTGAAACCTCTCGCCCCTCATTGCCTGAATACTTGCAGCGTGCTTAATCGCCTCAGCAAGTAAACGCTGGTTGACTTTTTTGCCAGGCTCAAACACAAGTGTTTTATAGGAAAGAAAACCTACTCGCCTGTAGTCGCCATGCTCCTCAATGGCGCGATCAGCGTAAACTAGACCGCATGGGAAGCAGCCGATAAAAAGTCGGTTCTCTCCCATGTACTGAAGTGGGCCAGAATCAGCAAAAAGATGTAGCGTC